CACCATGGGCCACAGGGCCATGGCGTGGTTGGAACTGGCCCCCATTTTCTCCTTGGCCACCTTGGCGTCCGTGTAGACGGCGGCCCCGTTCTCCCCGTCCGTGGGAATATCCAGCAGACAGTTGCAGACGAAAACGCCGTTGATGGCCTCGGTTTTCGCCTGGAGCGCCGCCGCCACCACCGCGTCCCCGCTCCAGCCGGGGGCCAGCAGCAGGCCCGGCACCATGCCCAGCTTTGGGTAGATGTGGCGGATCAACTCCATGCCCGTTTCCTGGCCTGTCAGGGCGTCCACGCCGCCCACCACGTCCGCACGGGTCACACCGGCGGGGTTCAGGCTCTTGGACGCCACGGACAGCGTGGCCGCCTCCTTTGCCGCCTGGGCCAGAATGGTGATCAACACGTTGCCGTCATTGTCGTGGGCGGCAATATAGTCACTTTCCGCCAGCAGGGCGGCGTCCCCGTTCTTGACCTCCAGGGTGTCCAGCAGGACATAGGGCTTTTTATAAACCACCTGGCCGTCCGCCACGGGGCAGTCCTCCGCCGCGTTCTCCTTGGTGTGGCTGGCCTTTTTCGGGTCCAGCACGTTCACCAGAATAATGGGCGCCACGTTGAACACGCGGAAACAGGCGTCAATGCTCTGGCACAGGGTAAAGTCCTTGAAATTGTCGGAATAGCCCACATTCTGCTGGCACTCCGCGAAAGAGTAGCACAGCATGGGCTTGTTTACCGCCGCCGCCGGATCCCTGGACAGGTGAATGGGGGCGGTGCCGAAAATCACCTGCAGGCCCGCGCTGCCCTGAATAGGGGCGGTCAGGCTTGTGTCGATCTCGCTGTTATATACGCCGTGAAAATACGCCATTTTGTTTTCCCTCCTTTAGCCTTTCCCCTGGGCCTTGCGGTACAGGGTATAGTAGCGCCCGGCCCCGGCGTGGAACTGGCGCCGGACCTCCGGCAGCTGCTCCAGGGGGACCACCAGGCCGCCCAGGACCGGGTTTTCCTTTGTGGCCTCCTCCAGCGCGGTGGGCACCCCGTTGGTGTAGGTCGTGAACTGTACGGCCACGCCGGGGATGGTGGGGCCGCAGTAGACCACCGGGCCAGCGGCCTGGGCGGTCTTTTTGGGGTCTTTGCTCATGTTTCTGGCACCTCCTTGAAGATGGCCGGCGCGGCCAGTTTCAGCGCCATGCCGGCAAAATAATAGGGGTGGGTGTCCTCCTCTTGTGTCACCCACTTTATGGGGTATTGCACCTCATACCGCCGGCCCACTATGCCGTTTTTGCCGTAGTGGGTCAGAATGGTGTTGACGATGTGGAGCGCGTCCCGGAAACCCTGGCGGCCCGGATCCGGGTCGCAGACGCACACCACCAGAATGATCTCCACCTGCTGGCGGGTGTCCTGGTCCGGCAGTTCCCCGCCCGGCACCCGGACGATCACATAAGGCTCCGGCACGTCCTCCGGCTCGGTTTCCTCCGTGGTCTGTCCCTCCGCCTGGTCCGCCTCCAGGTCCTCCTCCACGGGGTCCGGTTCAATGTCCGCCCCCGCTCGGATCGGCAGGTCCTGGGGATAGACCCGGATCCGCCGATCCACGCCGGCGGAATTTTTCAGGGTTTCCCCCTGGAAAAGCTGTTCCAAGTCCGCCACCACGGCGTCCTGCAAAAATTCTTGCGTCACCTGGTTGTGTCCTCCTCCTTTCGTTTTTCTCTCCATTCTGCTATACTGAATTTGGTGGCATGGCATTGTCGCTAAATTCGATACAGAAAGGAGGCGTAAACTATGGATCGCTGTCCTGCTTGTGGAACTCCATACAAGAGTTCCCGCTCTATGTTCTGCGCAAATTGTGGTGAACGTCGCCCCACAGTTGAGAGAAACACATGCACAAACCCCGGCTGTGATAACCATGACCGTCCTCTTGGTCAAGACGAACACTACTGCGATTTGTGCGGCTCACCCACCACCCTTGGTGAGTTGATTGACAGCATGACCTGATTTCCCCCGCTGCCTGTCCGCTGAAACTAACCAGCGGACAGGCCCTTTATTTTGTTTCGTCGATCAGTTTGGCGCCGCAGTTGTAGCAGAAAACCGCCTCCGGCCTATGCCATTGCTTTCCGCACTTGCACAAACAGTGTTTTGTCCGAATGATTTTTTCTGCTGTTTCCAGATAAAATCTGTGCGAACTTTGGGCCATAAAGTTGAGGGCTTTCCTTGCGGCGTCCTGCGTGTGGCACTTGGCTTTAATTTTGATCTCCACTTCTGTGCCGTCCTCGCTGCGGTAAATATTGCTGTGTTCGGTCATAAAATCCCGGTTCCTTTCTGCGGCCTCTTGACTTGTGACTTTTTGCCGCTTATAATAACTTTGTGGGAATAATCAGTATTACACTGAAATATCCAACATAACAAAGTAGAGGGGATTGCACTATGAAACGTACAAAAATGCTTTTTTCCGTTCTTTTCCTTGTTTCACTGTTGCTATTGTTGGCAAGTTGCGGCTGGGTCACTATTTCAGACGGCCCCAATGCCGAAACTTCTGGTTCCGAACAAAACCCGCCCGCTGAAAGTTCTGCGCCGGTTGCTCCTCCCGCACCTACCCCCGCAAACCCGCTCATGGAGACGGAACTACATATTGCCGATGTAATGAATGGTTTTGGCACTGAAAAAATCGGGGAATGGGGCTATGTCGAGATTTCAAAAACCGACATGGCCACCGTAACCGGCGAACAGCTTACAGAATTTTGTCAAAACAAATATGACGGCAAGGGTTTAAATTGGGTTGGTATCATTTTTGAGGACGGCACCGGCCTCCGCGTTGGCCCCGGATGGAAAGCGCAAATTGACTATGGCCAAATTGATGTTGAAACTGTCACGTTTTCCGATACTGTTGGAACTATCACACCAGAAACCTGGGAAAACGGCGAAACCCCGACAAGCTACAAATACACTTCCTATGAGGAAATGCACGAAATTCAAGCGGCCATTGAGGCGGCTATACCCGATGAATACAAAGGCACATTCTATTCCTGTGATGTCCTCTTGGAAACCGACGGAACATACAGCGTTCTTTTGTCCATCATGGTCAACGTAGTTCCTCCAGAAAGCACCGAAATAATCAAAACTTTGGAAGATACGATAAACAGCCTTGGCTATGATAATATTTCCTCTATTGATATTTCTGCTTACATGGAAACGCAATCCGGCCTTGAGCGCGTAGACAGCAATATGTGATTTATCCACACTTGCGGCCCTCCGGGGCCGCTTTTTTATGCCGCTTTTCTCTCCAGCGTCCGCTCTATCTGCCTCCGGATATGCTTTTGCAGAATAGCGTAATAGTCCATTTCCGCCTCCTCATAGCTTTTTCCATACAGGAGTGGGACTGCCGGTGACATCAACGGATATATTGGCAGTCTGTTTTCCCCCAGCCTCCTTACAATGGCGGTGTGCCCGCTGTCAAACGTGGTTTCAAACGCTTTCCGCCCACCTACTTCCAGCGCCGTCAGCTGGCTTTCGTTCAGCACTTTCAGCATGGCCGCCGTGGCTCCCTCGTTCTTGCGCGTCATGTAGGCCATAGCCTCCACCAGCGCCCCCTTAGAGATCAGCCGTGCCTCCAGGTCCTGGCCGCTGGCCTTTTCCGTGAACATACCGCCCCGCTTTTTTTCTTTCAGGATCCTGTCGTCCGTGATAGCATACCGTTTTCTGGCTTTCTTTCCCATTGTCCGCCGCATTTCATTGGCTGTTGCGTTCAGCGCGGACGCCAGCACGCTTGGGGCCTTTAATTGATCCGGTATACTGTCCAGCTGACGAATAATTTTTTGCAGCTCTGCGTCTGTGTCTATCTGCAAAATGTTTTGATTATCGCTCACGATTTTGGCACCCCCAATTCAATGGACAGGATCCCGGCCTCCTCTTTACAGTCCACAACCCTGTACTGCTGGCGGTCCAGCGTCAGGACGGCCCCGATGGCCGGGCGCGATCCGAAGTCTGGCCGGGCCACATAGATCAGGCGGCGGGATTTGTAAAGGCCGGTCTGCTGGACCCCTAACTTTCCCTTGTCCCGCTCCAGCAGTTCGTTTTCATCCACCAGCACCGCCATTTTTTTGCCGTTGACGGTGTGTGTGTCTGCAAACTCCAGGCGGTTCAAAAAGACGTTGGACACGTCCGCCGCTATGCACTCCTTAAAGCTGGGGGCGCCCATTACAGGGCACCCCCGTCATTCTCCTGGGGGTTGGCGGTGGCCTGGACCTCCGCCGCCGCGATCAGCTGCGCCCGCTCCTGCTGGTTCTTGGCCGCCGAAACGTCCACGCCCAGCTTTGCCGCCAGGTCCAGCAGGTCCTCCTTTTTCATGCGCTCCAGTTTCGCCGGGTTCATGTGCCCGGTCAGCATGGCGGGCGCTCCGCCGCCCTGGCCGTTTTCACCCTCTCCCGGCGCGTTCTGGCCGCCCTGGGCGTCGTTTTCACCGTCGCCGTGGTCCAGCCCCTCCCCGGCTCCTCCGCCGTTCTGGAGGCTCCCAGGGGCAAACATGGCGCGGATCTGTTCCTCCATGCTGGCCACGCCCACAAACTCCCCGGCGTCGTCCTCAATGGTCAAGCCCATGGCCCGGATGGCCTCCGCCGCCAGGTCGTTCACCTTGGATCGCCTGGCGGCCTCCCGGACAGCGGCGCGGGCCGCGTCCTCCATGTCCGCACCCGTCCACGCCGCGCTGTTGGCTTTCAGCCAGGCCGCCACCATTTTGGGATCCTTGGCGGGGATGGCCTCCCCGCGCTCATAGGTCCGGCCCATGTACTGGATCGGGCGCTGGGCAATCAGCTTTTTCATGCTCCAGCCCTCCGATCAGCCCAGCAGCTTGACCAGCACACTGGTGGCGATGGTGGCAGCGTCCGCCGCCGCATAGCCGGCGGGCGTGTTGTTCACCGTTTTTTTGGTGTCGCCCGCCCCCTCCTCCTTGGAGGCGGTGGCGGTGATCACGTCCGCGTCGGCGTCATAGTAGACGGCGGCCCCCTGCTTGATCTCCTCGGTGTTGGCCTTGGTCATGGCGAACACGCCCACAACATGGACGGCTCCCTGTTCGCCGGCGCGGATAGGCGCGGCGGCCACGCCGATCCGGGTGCCCAGGCTCACCACCGCGCCGTTTTCCACGTTCTCGGTGGGGAAGTAGTCCAGGGTTTCGCCTCTCTGGTAATAGTTCGCTTTCATGCTTTATTCCTCCTTACTGTTACAGGGCCACGCCGTTGTTGCGCAGGATCCCACGGAAGTCCGCCGCATTGATCCCCCAGTCCAGCCAAATGTCCCACAGATAGCCCAAATAGCCGGCCTTTTCGGACCGCCGGAAACTGGGCGCGGTGGTCCCGTTCAGATAGTCCACCTGTACGGACTTCACCAGCCTGGGATCGGACGCCATAAACCAGGGGCAGGCCGCGCCGGCGGCCAGAATATTCAGGACGGCCTCCTGTACCACCTTGATCTTGTTCTTATACTTGGTGTTCAGCACGTTGACGGTGTGGTTTCCGATCCCCTCCACGTCAATCTGTGCCGTGCCCAGGATCTGCTCCACTTTCATGCCGTAGCCCACAGGCACCACAATGGTGGCAGGCTCCACCATAATGCTTTCCCCAAACTGGTCCGTCTGCAGGCCCATCATCTCGATCATCTTCATCAGCACCGCAACGCTGGGGGCGCTGCCCGTGGTGATCAGGTTCTTGTGGGCCGCGTCGAACATGGGGGCGCCGTCAAAAATGGCGGGATTGTTGTAGATCAGTTCATACACCTGGCGGTTGATCTTCTGCTTGGCCTTGCGGGTGTACTGTTTCGGCATATTGGCCAGGAAACCAATGTCGTCATTGATAAACGCCTCGCGGGTCATGCTGAACTGGGTGGCGTAGGTGTCCAGCTTGCGGGTGGGCAGCAGGTCCGTCTGCAGGGTGCTGGCCTTGATCTCCCCGCCCTCGGTCACTTTCTGGAAGTCGCCGCCGCCCATGACGTACTCGTGATCCTTGCTGGCCTTAAAGTCCGGCAGGGTCCCCTTGCTGGTCCACTCCTCAAATGTGGCCGGCTGGAGGTCGTACTGCTGGACAATGGCCTTTTTGATGGCGTTATCCATGATGGCAGGGAAGTCCGCCGTGGAACTAAAGAACTGCCGCACCGCCGTGTCCCACAGGTCGGCACGGGACCGGCGCAAAAGTTCCGTAACGGTGCCCTCACCGCTGCGGGCCATGCACTCGATCAGCATATCCCGCATGGACATACCCCGCATATCCTCCGCGCCCTGGGC